ATGTCTACGGCGGCTATTGGCACAAAAATACAACTCATATCTTGAGGTACATCGGTGAGCACAGTCTTACTTCTCGGTGAGCTTGGTCAGCGCTTTGGTAAGCGCCATCATTTCGATGTGCGCTCGCCCGCCGAGGCCGTTAGGGCATTGGTTGCCAACTTTGCGGACTTCGAGCGCTTCATACTCCAGAGTAAAGAGCGCCATCTTGGATACCGGGTCGTGGTTGGAAAGGAAGCGATCTCTGAACAAGACCTTCACGGCCCGGTAGGAGCAAACACCATCACGATTGCCCCAGTCATTGCAGGCGCAGGTGGTAAGTTCGGCCAAATCATTCTGGGAGTGGCTTTAATTGCTGCCTCCTTCTACCTTCCAACGACGGCGCTCTTTTCTATAGGCTCCTTTGCGCCCAGTATTGCCTCTTTATCGTTCTCGATTGGTCTATCGCTGACTTTGGGCGGAGTAGCTCAGATGCTTGCCCCGCAGCCGGCAAGTAATGAGCCCTCGGAGCGGCCAGAGAACCAGCCTTCTTACACCTTTAATGGCGCAGTCAACACTACCGCCCAGGGTCAACCGGTTCCCGTGGGGTACGGTCGCGTGGTTGTGGGCTCTGCCGTGATCTCCGCTGGCATCGATGTGGATCAGGTCGCTATATGAGCACTCTGATTCAGGGCTCGGGCGGTGGCGGCAAAGGCGGCGGCGGTGGTACTCGTGTTGCCCAAGAGGCGCCTGATAGCCTGCGCTCTAGAGCCTTTGCGAAAGTCGTTGATCTGGTCTCAGAAGGTGAGATCGAGGGCTTGGTCAATGGGCTGAAGTCAGTCTATCTGGATGACACCCCTATACAGAACGCAGATGGCACCTACAACTTTTCTGGCGTGGAGGTTCACACCAGAAACGGCACGCAATCCCAGGCTTACATTCCGGGGTTTTCTGCCATCGAAAACGAGGTGGTTGTTAACACCCAAGTTAAAGCCAATCAGAGCGTCACCCGCACCATTTCCGATACGGACATCGATGCTGTTCGCATCAAAGTCAGTGTTCCGCAGTTGACCTTTCAAAACACCACCAATGGCGACCTATCGGGCACTGAGGTGGAGTTAGCGATTGACGTTCAAACAAACGGTGGGGGCTTCACACAGGTTTTGTTCGACAAGATTTCTGGCAAGACTACCAGTCGCTACCAGCGTGACTATTACGTAGCGCTTCCCGGTAGCGGGCCATGGGAGATCCGGGTCAGACGGCTAACTGAGGATTCCACCAAAGCCAACATTCAGAACAATACCTACGTTGATTCGTACACCGAGATCATTGAGTCTAAGTTGCGCTACCCCAATAGCGCTCTTGTCGCTCTTCGGGTTGATTCCGCGCAGTTTTCGAGCATCCCCCGGCGCAGCTATGACATGCGTCTTTTGCGTGTGCGGGTTCCCTCAAACTACAACCCTGAAAACCGAACCTACAGCGGAACGTGGTCCGGTGGCTTTAAGGTCGCCTGGTCCGACAACCCAGCATGGGTGCTATACGACCTTCTCACCAACCCGCGCTATGGACTCGGCGCTTATATCCCTGAGAATCAAGTCGATAAGTGGTCTTTGTACTCCATCTCAAAGTACTGCGATGAGTTAGTCCCAAACGGGTTCGGCGGATCAGAGCCACGGTTCACCTGTAACGCCTATTTGCAGACTCAGGCTGAGGCCTATCGGCTGATGCAGGATTTGGCAAGCGTCTTTAGAGGCATGGTGTATTGGTCCTCGGGCGCAATCACCGTGACGCAGGATGCTCCGAGCGATCCTGTAGCACTGTTTACGACTGCCAATGTGGTGGATGGCGCCTTTCACTATTCCGGCGCCTCACTTCGCTCAAGGCATACCGTAGCCCTTGTGACTTGGAACGATCCGGATGACTTCTACAGACAAAAGGTTGAGTATGTCGAAGATGCAGATGGCATCGCCCGATTTGGTGTCATCCAGACTCAAGTGACCGCCTTTGGGTGCACAAGCCGTGGTCAGGCCAACCGTGTGGGCAAATGGCTCTTGTACTCCGAGCGTAGCGAGTCAGAGACCGTCACGTTTAAAACAGGGCTAGAGGGTGCCGTTGCGCGACCCGGCCACATCATTAAGGTAGCCGACCCTGTTCGTGGAGGCGAGCGGCTGGGAGGGCGCGTTGCGAGTGCAAGCGCTTCCGCCATCACCATTGATGCTGACATCGAGCGCTCACTTGGGGGCTGGACACTCTCAGTTATGCTGCCAAGCGGGCAGATCGAGACCCGCACGATTGGCTCGAAAACGGGCCGTGTGTTGCAGCCGACCGCACCGTTTTCTCAGGCGCCGCTCTCAAACGCGATCTGGGTCGTAAGCTCAACTCAGGTTGAAGCCCAGCTTTTCAGAGTGATTGCAGTGGCAGAAGATGGTGAGGGCCAGTTCACCGTCACGGCACTTGCCCACAATCCATCGAAGTACGACGCGATCGAGCGTGGACTCAAGCTCCAAGAGCGGGACATCTCACTGCTGTCATTAACGCCCCCGGCACCGCTAGGCCTGAAGGTCTCTGAGAGTCTTTATCGGGTAAAAAGTGAAGCCTTCGTATTGATTCAAATTGGCTGGGAGCAGGTATTCGGTGCAATCGAGTATCAGGTGTCCTATCGCGTCAACGGCGGCAACACCATCAACTTGCCCAAAACTGCAGCCAATTACACCGAGATTCGTGAGGCTGAGTCCGGTGATTATGTGTTTACCGTTCGAGCAGTGGGGGCGACCAATAAGCTTGGCTCTGCAGCCACAATTGCTAAGACCATTGTCGGAAAGCTTGCTCCGCCGGAAGATGTCCAAGCGTTCGTCATCTATCGTAGGCCCACAGACCTCGTTTTGACCTGGCAGGCCAATAGCGATGCCGACTTGGCTGGCTACGAGGTTCGGGTGGGTTCTGGCTGGGACAGCGCAACCCTTGTCGGCCGAACCGACGGCACGCAATTGGTTCATGATCAAAGCGAGTCCGGGGTTTACAACTACCACATCCGAGCGTTTGATACGTCCGGCAAGTACAGCACGAACGTTACGACCTTTGTACTGAATCTCACCGCACCCTCGGCGGTCCGGCAGTTTGATGTCATCCAGTCTGCCAATCGCCTTGAGTTTCGTTGGCTACCTAACCCAGAGCCGGAGGTGATTGCCTACGAGTTACGTGAGGGCGCAGCTTGGGACACCTCGGTATTTGTGGCTGAGGTGAAGTCCACGAGTTACACCTTGCCAGCGGGCTTTGAGGGGATTCGCACCTTTTGGATAAAGGCCATTGCCTCCCCGGGCATTTATGCAGACACGCCCATGTTCGTAACTACGGAGGTTGCGCAACCCCAAAACGCGAATCTGCTGATTCGTCAGGACGAGGTCGAGCGGGGATTTCCCGGCATTCGACATTTCGCAGATATCGACTCGGTTGAGAGCATCCCTGTTCTTCGTATGCAAAGCGGTGCCCGGCGATCGGAGTACATCTTCGAGATCGACATTGGGACACGCATCCGCGCCCAAAACACCCTGCTCACTGGAATCGGTGCCTCTCAAGACGACCGAGAGACTTGGTCGATGGCTGCCTATTCATGGAGTAGCTCGGATGCCAATCGTCAATGGACCTACGACGGAGCGGTCAAAAACATACAGGCACGATTCCAGGTCGCAAAAGAAGATGGGCTCATCGATGGGGAAGTCCATGGCTGGCGACTCAATGGGACGCTTAACGGTTTGGGCGGCGTGTCAGTGGCAGAGCAAGTCGGCGCCTCGACCTATGCGGCGGGACGTTACGGCCAGGGACTCAAGGTAGTGGATACGACTCAGGTTGCATGGGCGGTCTCTATTCCCCAGACCTTTCACACCTCCTTTTGGTACATCCCCGACCAGGTCACCACCTGTCTTGTCTGGAGAGCGCTTGGAGCAACAGGCGCGCTATTGCAGGTTGGCTTTGATGCCCAAAAGTCGCGGTTTTTCCTCGAGGATGGAGTAGGAAACGAGTTGGTGGTGCCTTTTTCATTTGCGATCGGAGAGCGACTCTGCATCGGAATTTGCCAAACCACAAATCACCGTCGGCTCTTTATCGGTTCGATGGGCGGAGAAATCCAGTCTGCGCAAGCAGAGCTACCCCCGCAAGGTAGCTACTCAAGTCTGCGGCTCTACTAGACCTAGGCCGCTTCACCCATGGCGTTGCATCGCGAGGTGCAGCGCCATTTTTTTTGAAAAGAGGAAACCATGATTCAAGAAGCCATGAAGCTTCATGGAGCGGTCACGCTCATGCTGCAAAAGCCCGACGGTGAGGTGCAGACCACACACAAGGACAACATCATCGTGAACGTAGGCTTTGACTTTATTGCCGATGCAATCGGCAAGGCAACCAGCCGACCCGGCGTAATGGGGTTTATTGCCGTTGGCACTGGGACCACGGCGGCCGCAGCAAGTCAGAGTGCTTTGGTCACTGAACTCGATCGTAATGCGGCGACCTATGCACATACCGTTGGAACAAAGACGTTCACATTTACTGCCTTGTTTCCAGCAGGTGATGCGACCGGGGCAATCACGGAGGCCGGTGTGTTTAACGCAGCCTCTGCTGGAATCATGCTCGATCGGGTTGTGTTCCCAGTGGTTAATAAGGGAGCTGACGATAGCTTGACAGCCGTATTCACGTTCACGATGAGCTGATCCATCCGTGAGTGATGTTGTTTCCGTAGATACAGCGGCCGGCCCCAGCTACACCTGGGCCAGCGCATCCTTTACTTGGGGAAGCGCCGCCGCTGGCAAGAACTGGAGCACAGCGTACCCAGCGGTCTATGCGCTCGGTGTTGCAGTCGCTTTGGGGCTTTCAGAGTCCAGGACCAATGAGGCAGTCAAAGGCATTTCAGAGCCGGTGGGGTTTGCAGACGGCGCGGTTAAAGACCTCCGCCTTAGTCGTTTTGAAACCCTCTCACTGGCCGAGACCTATGCTGATCTCATCAGCTTCGTTTTGCATTTTCTTGAAGGCCTTGCTTTAGCTGATTCCGAGGGCAAGGAGCTCGATATTCAAAGGGGTGAGCTGCTTGGTTGTACTGATCGGCTGGCACAAGACGCAAGCAAATCTGTTTCTGAAGTATTCGGAGTGTCCGACATTCGGATGCTTGATAGCGTCAAAGCCCTCACCGAGCCAGTTACATTTTTTGAGGCTGCATCCCGGTCGATTCAAAAAGATACAAGCGAGATCCTGGGATTTTCCGATGGGACGCGCTCACAGATTGAAAAGACATTTTTCGAGGCGCTAGGGTTTGCTGAGACCTATACCGACCTCATTGAGTATCTGATCTCCGTCTCTGAGAGCCTTGCAATTTCATCTGCACCCCAAAAA